ATGATTACTGCTGTTTCCTTATGGAAATCAGGGATTCTGGAGAAACAGCAGTCAAAGTATTCCCTGCCCGGTTTATTGTATCCCAGTTCTTCGGAGATAAAAATACCCTCAAAGTAACGGGAAATTCCGGAACTTTTAAGCCGTCCCTTCTGGACACTTAAGGTACCGTTTGTAACCAGATACATCCGGTATTGACCGTAAAGAGTTTCGAGCAATTCTTCTGCACCATCTATGAAATAGTGTCCCTGGGCCAGAAGAGTTTCATAGGTATGTGCAGCTTCTTTTGCAGGTACATCCACATTCAGCTCTGCAAAAAGAAGCCGGAATCTCCGAAGCTTTACCTGGTCTCTGGTGATCTTGCCCTGTTCAAGAAGCTTCCACTGGGCGAGGTTGAGCTCACTGTAACGCTTCAGAACTGAAGGCTCGGGAGCAATGTGAAAACTTTTCAGAGTTTTTGCGATAGCTGCTCTTTCTGCCCGGTTAAAATCAAGTAATGTATTATCAAGATCAAAAAAAAGTGTTTCTACCATAAGTATTTATCCTCTCTTATCAGATCGTTGCTGTCGGCATATTTTTAAGTCAGGGGCAAAATTCATTCCAGATTGCCTGTGGCAATGGAATTTTGGCTTGTATGTCTCGGGATTGTGTGAACAGTAACCCCCTGATATCATTATAATAAAGAAACTAACAAAAGTATAGAATAAATGCAGATATCTTATGGTAAAATTACAGAAAAAGTGTTATAATAATTTCATTAAACAGCAGACGGCAGAAGTGTTAAGTGTCAGCTGATGAATTATTGAGAGGATGGTGCGATTATGAATATCAAAATTGAAGAATTATTATCAGCATTAAACAGAAAAGAAGAAGAGAAAGAAAAAAATACAGTCCTCTGGGTACTGGCAATCATTGGCGCAGTTGCAGCAGTAGCAGGTATCGCATTTGCTGTATATCATTTCTTTGCTCCGGATTATCTGGAAGATTTTGAAGAGGATTTTGACGATGACTTCGATGATTATTTCGAAGATGAAGAAGAATAATTACCTGTAATATGAAAATGAAAGAATAGCTCCGGCTTATACCGGGGCTATTTTTATGGAGGTTATTTATGAAAAAAGGCGAAATTTATGAAGGCGTGATTGAGAAAGTAGATTTTCCTAATAAGGGAATTGTGATAACAGACGGACAAAAAGTTACTGTAAAGAACGGAATGCCTGGACAGAAAGTCCGTTTTATGATCAATAAGAAGCGTTCCGGACGTGCAGAGGGAAGACTTCTGGAAGTGTTGGAGAAGTCTCCGCTTGAAACAAGAGAACCGGTCTGTAGCATTTTTCCGGAATGTGGAGGATGCATGTATCAGACCATGTCCTATGAAAACCAGCTCAAAATGAAAGAATGTCAGGTTCGCGAACTGTTGGATGGTGCATTGAACGGCACTGATTACCAGTGGGAGGGAATTCATGGAAGCCCCATTGAATTCAGATATCGAAATAAAATGGAATTCTCCTTTGGTGATGCATATAAGGATGGTCCGTTGACGCTGGGTCTGCACAAAAAAGGCAGTACCTATGATATTCTTACAGCAGATGACTGTCAACTGGTTCATGAAGATATGACGAAAATCCTGACTTGTGTGCATGAATACTTCCTGAAACGAAACGTTTCCTATTATAAAAAGATGCAGCATACAGGATATCTGCGCCATCTGCTTCTCCGCCGCGGTGTGACTACAGGAGAGATTCTGGTCCATGTGATTACCACCAGTCAGGAAGAACATGATCTGGAATCTCTGAAAGAAGAACTTCTTGCACTTCCGCTGGAGGGTAAAATTGTGGGAATCATGCATATTATCAATGATTCTCTTTCTGATGTGGTGCAGAGTGATGAGACACGTATCCTTTACGGTCAGGATTTCTTTTATGAAACGCTTCTGGGACTGCGATTTAAGATCAGTACATTTTCATTTTTCCAGCCTAATTCCCTGGCTGCGGAAGTGCTTTATTCTATCGTACGTGAGTATATCGGAGATACGAAGGATAAAGTAGTGTTCGACCTTTACAGCGGAACCGGAACGATCGCCCAGCTTGCAGCCTCCGTAGCGGACGAAGTGATAGGTGTGGAAATTGTGGAAGAGGCAGTAGAAGCTGCAAAACAGAATGCAGCACTGAATAACCTGAGTAATTGCAAATTTATTGCAGGAGATGTCCTTAAAGTCCTGGATGATCTGACGGAGAAACCGGATGTGATCATTCTGGATCCGCCAAGGGATGGAATCCATCCCAAAGCATTGCCGAAGATTCTTTCTTATGGGGTAGACCATATTGTATATATTTCCTGCAAAGCGACCAGCCTGGCAAGAGATCTTCCGGCATTTCTGGCGGCAGGATATAAGCTGGAAAAAGCCTGCTGCGTTGATCAATTTTGTCAGACTGTTCACGTTGAGACTGTGGCTTTACTTTCCCGTAAATAGGCGGTTTTACAGGCTTGAAACTGTGAAGTTCAGTCTATTTGCCACCGATTTGCCACCCACAAAATAAAATTATAGAAAAACGGTTGAACACTCTGAACGAATCAGGGATGTTCAACCGTTTATTTTTATGCCTGTATTTTCTTTTCAAACACATCTACAGCGAACTGCTGCATACTTTCAGTATTGAACGTATATGTCTGTAATGTGGTTGCTATATCTTTATGGCCAAGGCGTTCCATAACAGTCTTTGGATTTACGCCACCTTCTGCCAGCATGGTACCATGTGTATGTCTCAGACAGTGGGCGTGGAACAGGTGGTTACCAAGTTCCCAGTGAATGACTCTGGCACAGTATTTGAAAGAGTCAGGTGTGACCAGTTCACCATTGTCTTTTACGCACAGTGGCGTGATCTCTTTATGTGGGACTGTTATGTCAGCCCTGACCTGAGTGATAGAGTTATCTGGCAGCAGGTAAGTCTTCAGATATGCACCGCCATATTTCAGCCGGTTTATTTTTCTTTGTTTTATCGCATATTTCAGTTCTTTTTCAAGTGTCTGCCCTATTTTGACAGTGCGGTGGGAGTCATACTTAGGTGGTTTGATGAACCAGGTCTTTTCAATCTTGTACATCTGACCTTTGATTTTCAGTTCATGTTTGGAAAAATCCACATCTTCTTCCAGGTCTATAGCGAAGGTCTCACCGATTCGTGTCCCGACATTGTAAGGTACTACAAGGGAAAGGTGAAAATAACTGGTTTCTGGAAAACGTGCAAGGATCCTGTCAAATTCTTCTTTGGGGCAGATATATTCAGTATGAGCCTTTGCATCTACATCTATTGGCATCTTACCGACTTTTACCGGAATGCAGGGATTAGACTGAATATAATTCAGCGGCAGTATGGCGTAATTCATGGCACCTTGCAGACAGGTCAGAGTATTTTTTATCATACTTTTGGACAGACCCTTTAGCTTCATGTCATTGATCCATTCCTGGACCTTATCAGGAGCATACTGAAAACTGCTTAATTTGTAGATACCAAAAGCAGGTTTTAAATGCAGCCTGATCTTTGATTCATAATCACGATAGGTATTATAAGTGTACCCATGGTCAATATTTTTCTTTATTACAGTTTCCAGCCAATAGTCCAGGTAATCAGCAACGCTGATCTCTTTGGGTGAGAATGATCTGCCGGTATTATTATATTCTGCAATGGCAGCAGCCCTTGCGTCCAATGCTTCTTTCTGGGTGCGGAATCCACCCTTTTCAATCTTGTTTCGTTCGCCATTAATCTTGGCAGTGTCAAAATAGTAAGACCAGGTCTTACCTCTTTTTCTTACACCTTCAGCCATAGTTTCATCATCCTTTCTAAAAATGGGTATAAAAATAACAGCCAAACATTTGTGTGGCTTGTTTGACTGTTCCCATTATGGTAGAATGATTATTGGAATTTTATACATCCATCCCATAACGGGAACAGAGGACCGTCTTGATGCGCCAACATCAGGGCGGTTTTCTATATTAAAATCAATTTGTAACTAATGTAACCGATTGTAACTGGTTTTGTAACTGTTATAATGCCTTATTTTATGCGGATGTAACTAATGTAACTAATTTTGACAATGTTCTTATTATAAATATTTTTATTATAAAAAAAATAAATTAAAAATATAAAAGTAAGTAAATAATAAAAATATATAATATATATAAGGGAAATGAGTTACACAGTTACAAAAACGCCCCGAAGCCTTGTATTTACTGGACTTCTGGCAGTTTCGGAACAGTTACAAATGAGTTACAATGAGTTACAAAACTGGTTACAAACTAATGATTTTTTATCTGGTCGATAGAAAATGTATCATCAGTTAGTTTAGTAAATATGTAATGATCTTCTAAGTTGCTATTAAATTCTGTCTGTATTGCATGGATCCCATCAATGGCAGCAGAATCAGTTTCATATACCATGTGATAACCATTTGGTAATTTGTTCACATTCAGTAATTTAACAAAAGTTCCTAAATCATTTGAAAGTGTATCAATATAAGTATTTCCGAGATTGTCGAGAAGTTGTTGGTATTCTTCTTGACTATATTCTTCTGTATTTCCTGTTCGTTTGAATAATCCGCGGAACATTGATTTATTAGAAAAAGGAATTTTGTTTTGTGGCCAAAGCTGAACACCAATATTTTTAGCTTCATCAATGGCATTTTTGGTAAACGTGTTATTCGTTAATACCACAGGTATATCATAGCGATAATATGCACATCCAGAATATGCTTCTTGTATTGCATGGTTTCCAACAGGTGAAGAATAGTACTTACACTGAATTGCGTATTTCTTACCAGCTCTATGAGCCAATATATCAATACCGTGATCTCCAGATTTTGGTGTAGTCTCTATGTGAGTAAATCCATGTTGTTTTAATTTTTGACAGCACATTACTTCGTATTCTTCACCAGTAGTACAGGTTGTATGGAATCCAGATCCTTTATGAGAAATCAAATTCCATATTAGTTTAAATATTCCGCTGATTAAGAACCATACAACATAAAAACAAAAAATCATTACATACATGGTAAAATATAGCCCTAATTTCAAAAAACATCCTAAGAATCTGAGGGTTAATTCAAAAGGCCCTATAATCAGAGTATATAAACATCCGTGGCTTTTGGTTCGCCTTGCCAAAACATTACCACCTCTTTTCCATAATTTACCACTTGATACGAACAAATGTTCGTGATATAATTACCACATCGCTACTAATCGGGTCGTGCGGTCTGTGAAGGGGATGGATGTATTGGACTATAAAAGAAAAATAATTGAAATGCTCGATATGTTAGACGAAAGGTGTTTGCGCCTTGTCTATGTACATATCAAAGCACTTCTGGGGCTGAAATAATCAGCCCCTTTTCTTTTGGATAGAATCCAGAAAGTCCTCTAATACTTTCCATCCATTTTCATCTAGTGCTGCCAGTCCTGAAATCAAACGTCTTTTAAAAGAATCTTCTTCACCATGTAAAAGGTCTCCAACAAATTTTTCAATTTGTTCGTCTCTGGACATTTCCGTGAACATATCACCTTCGCCAGTTCTTAACCAATTCTCATTGACATTAAATTCCCGACAGATAGAAACAACCGTCTGATCTGTTAAAGGGTTTACACCACATTCCCATTGTCCGACTGTGTTACGTTTTACCCCTAACTTATCAGCAAATGCTTGCTGAGTCATATCTAAAGTTTTTCTCAGCTTTTTTAATCTTTCATTCAATTCTTGTCTCACCTCTTTTCTTATTTTTATTGTACACCAGTGAGGATAAAAAATCAATAGAAAAATGCTATTAAAACAACAAAATGACATTAAAACAACAAAAAGGGTATTGACAAACGCTATTAAATGACGTATGATAGCCATGTAAACAACAAAAGATGAACAGCAAATGACACATCAGTCTTTGTTGATTACAACGTCAGTTCAGTCCCATCCACTGAACTGACAAGTCAATAAGGAAAGCAGGAAAGACCGGGTGAAGCGAGAGGGCTACGTAACAAGTAACATGGCAGTTAGGCTACGGTACCTGGTAGACAGAGTTACGTGTATGACAAACATGACCCGGCAAAGCAGTTGAAGAAAGCAGGAACATCAGGACACTGACGCAGAGTGTGTACTACTGGGTACTGAGGGCAAGCCAATTGCCACGTTATTCCTATAACAAGAAGGTGTTAAGCGGAAGAATCAACGAGCGAGAGGACACAGTACCTTGTTGACTTACATTGTTCAAGCGAAGCAAGACTATAACGAAAAAGAGAGAGGTGAGAAGAAATGGAAATGATTAAACAGAATGTAATGACTACACATTTGACAAAAGAACAGACAGAACTTCGGTTTGAACTTTTCGACTGGTTGAAAGCCAAAGGCCTGTCTGTTCAGGAAGCTACGGAACTTCTTTCATTGACAGTGGATCAGATTAGAAAATCTGCACTTAATGAAAAACTTTAGTTTCATCTTACGGAAAGGGTGTGAGCCAGAATGACTTTTAACAATTATTTATTTGAATTACTTGGAAAACAGGAAGCTAAAAAACTGAAAGATGCACTGAAAAGTGGAAAGACAATCATCATTCAGGGAGAGCCGCAGACTGGAAAATCAACATTCCTGAAAGTGTTAACAAATGCCGGGTACCATGCTGTAGAGGATTTTAATACTTATGAAATTACATTAAAGGAACCTTTAAAGAACATGATACCAGACATGTTAGAGACTATTTCCTAAAGGCTGGTGATCGGCTGGAGATATTAAAAACCCAGTTAATGTCATTTGGGTTTCTTACTTTAAAACCGTGCTCAATCATGACTTCTTTGAAATCATCATTGGTGACGTAGAACCCACATTCATCTGCTTCAAAGATATGTTTCAAACCGTAGGAAGTTTTTCTATCATTGAAAGATTTAATGGGGATTAGGTTAAAAGTAATCCAGTCGTACAAAATATCGTGTTCTCTTTTAGTTAATTCCATATTAAACACCTCCCTTCTAATAGGGAGTATCATCCGCATTCAAAGCAGCATTAGAAAATGATAACAGAAATTTTTCAGGATCCTGTACAATTACATTAGCATCTGGTAAGACGACAGCCAACTGTGGGATAATGGTTTTGTAATTAATGATTCTACATCTAGTACGGGTAGTTTTGATATAGGTTCAGCAATAGTTCAGAAGTTCACATTAAGACTGAACAACATGTATGATGATTTTACTGAGTACGATTTTACAGGTGCTGAAATCTCAAATATAAAAGTGTCATTGAGTTTATCTGGTAAGACTGAAGCTGTCTCTAAGGGCGTGTTTACAGTAAATGATACAAGCTATGATGGCGATATCATTACACTGGAATGCTTGGACAACATGCATAAATTTGATGTTAATTACAGCAAGAGTAATCTTACATATCCTGCAACGCTATTACAGATTGTACAGGATGCATGTAGGTGCTGCGGTGTGACTTTAGCAACAGATTCTCTACAGTTTGAGTATTACAATTATGTGATTCAGAAAAAACCAGATGATAACACTATGACATTCCGTGATGTTTTGGCGTGGGTTGGTCAGATTTCTGGTCATTTTTGGAAATGTAATAAAAGTGGTCAGTTATCAGCTGGTTGGTATAATATGTCTGACTTGTCGGCAGGTACAAATATACATACGTTACAGACAAATGTTGTCACGGATGTAAATGTGGACATGGATGATGTTGTAATCACATGTGTAAGGGTTGTGACTGAAGATGAGAACTCTAATCAGGTAACATTTCAGTCTGGATCAGACGGATATGCTTCTGTTATTGATGGGAATAAATTAATCAATAAGGACAATGCCGCAGAGATTGTTTCAATGATTGGCGGACGTGTAGTTGGTTTGAGATTCAGGCCAATGGATGTCAGTGCATTACAGGATCCTACAATTGAAGCCGGTGACGGGGCAATAGTATATGACCGTAAATTAAAGTCATATAAGACTTTTTTCACCAATGTTGTATTTTCTATTGATGCAGACAATCAAATGTCAAATGACGCAGAATCAGCATTGCGTAACAGTGCTGAAAGATTTTCAGAAGCAACGAAAATTTACCAGTATTTGAGAAAACATTTAAGCAAGAATAAAACTGAATGGGAAAAGGCAATGGAAGAACTGGAAAAGGCAATGAAAGAACAGGCAGGTCTTTATCCGGTTATCAAAACACTAGAAGATGGAAGCAAGGTGTATTATATGTGTGACCATCCGACGTTAGAAGAATCAAAAGTTGTGTTTGAACTTAATGCGAAAGGTTGGGCGGTAAGCACAGATGGCGGTAATACATGGAATGCAGGTCTTCTCGTAGACGGCACCATGATTACGAAAATTCTGAATAGTATTGGAATTAATGCTGATTGGATCAATACTGGAGCTTTTACTGTTCTGGATCCTGATGGGAATATCATGTTCAAAGCGGACACAGCAACCGGGCATGTGGATATCATAGCAAATTCTTTTCAGCTGAGGGGAAAAACTCTTGAAGAGATAGCGAAAGAATCAACAAAGAATTATGTTGATGCAGTTGTTGGGGATAAGATAAAGGATATAAACACACAGTATTTTGATTCCTATGACCCTACGCTTACGAATAAGCCAGCGTCAGACTGGACTGATACGGATGCGAAGGAAAAACACATTGATGATATTTTCTATAATACCACTACTAAGAAAATGTTCCGTTTCGTCAAGATTGAAGGCGTTTATAGTTGGGAGAGCTTTGATGATCCTGATATAAAAGCTGCGCTTGATGCTGCTTCAACAGCACAAGATACCGCAGATGGAAAAAGACGCGTGTTTTTGGTCACACCTAAACCACCATATGATGAGGGTGATATGTGGGTTACCTCTACCACTGATGGAAAAGGTGAAATAAAAATCTGCAAAACCCCCAGACAATCTGGTGCATTTTCATCCGCTGATTGGATCAGTCCGTCTTATGTGGATTCTGATGATGTGGATAATGCGATTAATGAGTATGATACCAGTTTAGGGCAACCGGAAATTTTTAATAAACTGACCAATAACGGAAAAAACAAAGGTATTTATATTCAGGACGGTGAACTGTATATAAATGCAAGCTATATCCTGTCTGGCGTTTTAGCAGGAAAACTGATTAATGGTAAAGGGCTGAATGTCACTGATAAGGAAAATAAAACAACATTTTATATTGATAATGATGGCAATGTCATGATTGCCGCCAAAACTCTTACTATAGGTGGTAAGGATGTAGAAGATATTGCTGGAGATACTATTGATGAAAAAATAAAGAAAGCAATTCCGTTGGTTATACAGTTATCAAGTGAGTATCAGGCAATTCCGGTAAATGCAGATGGAAACTATTCAAGTTTTCCAAGATGCGAGGTAAAAGTACAGGTTTTTTATGGGGAATCGGATGTTACATCAGAAGCAGCTATATCGTACTCGACAGAAAACATAACAGGCACGTGGTCTTCAGGTACACACACTTATTCCGTAAAGAGCTTGTCCGAAGACATTGGATGGGTTGATTTCTCAACGACTTATAATGGAATAACAATAACCAAGCGCTTTAATCTTGCAAAACAGTATGCTGGCGGGAACGGTACGAACGGAAAAGATGCCACTGTTTATTACCTTGAATGTGAAACAACAACGATCAAAAGATGTTCAAACAGCTCTGGCGGATATGATTATTCGCCTTCTCCGCTGGTGTTTCATTTGTATTCGCAGACAGGAGCAGAGGAGAGAAAACAAAACATTTCCGGTAGATGGACGTTTGAGTATACAGAAGACGGAAGCACATGGAACGCTATTTCTGGAACTGGCGTGGGAATAGATATGAAATTCTCCGCATGGGATAGGATAACTAACAGAACCACTGCCATCAGATGTACTGTCGGAAATTCTTCCGGAGTCATCCTCGGGATGTTGAGCGTATCTGTACTTGCGGATGCAGAAGTGACAAGAGAAGCTGTTTTTAACGCTCTGACTGACAATGGCGATCGTCAACTTATAGCCTATGGCTCAGACGGGAAATTGTACATTAATGGCGAATACATAAAGTCTAAAACCATAACGGCCGATCTTATCGACGTGAATACACTTGATGCGATTGTTGCAAAAATAGGCGGATTTGTGGTCGGGTCTAGCAGTATACATACCAGCGGCCGCAATTCCATGACGTCAACTACGCAAGGCGTATACATAGGAATAAACGGATTTAGCGTATATAAAGACACGAGCAATTATTTTAACATGAACACTAGTGTAGGATTGCAAATAAAAGGCGGTACTATCAAATTAGGCAATGTAACTCTTGCGGAAGCATCTGATAAAAAGTCTCTGAGCGTCAAATATGGCATGCAGGTACACACTCAAAGATCATCTGGACAATTCACAGACGGTTCAGGCGAATTTAAACTAATCAACTTGACTACTGTCTCATCGGGACAAACTCTTTGCATCGCGAGTAATATCGTATATAAGTTGTCATCTTCTTCAAAAAGATACAAAAACCATGTTCGAAATATGGATAGCTCTGAAGCGGATAAACTCCTTAAAGTTCCAGTGGTATGGTTTCAATATAAAAAAGGCTATTTGAAAGAAGGAGACTCATTTGAAGACAAACCAGTGCCGGGATTCTATGCGGAAGACGTGTATAAACAATATCCTGAAGGAGTAATATTTAATGAGGATGGGCAGATAGAAGACTGGAATTACAGAACCATGATTCCGGCAATGATGAAAGTTATTCAGGACCAGAATGAAAGAATTAATACATTGGAAGATACAGTGAACACATTGAACGAAAGACTGAACAAATTAGAGGGAATGTTGAAAGGGGTGGTTAAATAATGCTGATTGCGAATTTCACCAATTATGGTGAAGAAATTACAGTAGACGGACTTTGGCAATATGATTATGGTCAGAGATTACAAATTAATGGACTTAATCTCCCAGATGCGTTTGAGGTTCATTTATTCTGGAAGGGATTGGAAGAAGCAAAAGTTGTAACAGGTTATACTGAGAATAATAAGTTTTATGTTGATATTCCAAACGAGTCACTTAAACAGAGACAAGCTATCACTGTTTATATTTATCTATCAACACCTGAAACAGGAAAGACTGTAAATACCGTGATGATGTTTGTAAATAAACGGCCAGAGCCTGAAGGATTTGAAATTCCCGAAGACATTGATTTATTCCACCACACATTGACCGCTGTTGGGGAATATACAAGGCAGACGAAAGAAGCTGCACAGATGGCAGATGCCAGGGCAACTGAGTCGGAATCCTGGGCGCATGGACATAAACTTTATCCAGAACGTGATAAAGACAATGCAAAGTATTATGCAGATCAGGCAAAACAGGTTGCGACAAAGAATGGCTTCTGTCACATGGAAATACGGGAAGATGGACATCTATATTTATCCCGTACAGAAAATATTGTA